GTGTCGAGCGCGGAGGCCTCGGCCGCGGGCATGCGCTGGTCAGCCGGGAAGCGGGCGTTGAGCGTGTTGGCCTCCTGGGCCTTGACGTTGCGGCGCTCGCGCAGTTGAGCGAGTTTGCTCATGGGGGTTCTCCTGTGAGGGGTAGGGACGAAAAAAAGCCCGCTGGTGAGCGGGCTGGATCGGTTGCGCGAGGGCGCTACGCGATGGCGGTGCGCTCCATCAGCCGCAGGCGCTGCAGCTGTCGGGCACGGTGGTCGGCACTGGCGCCGGGGGCGGCGGGCGGGTCGGTGGGGGTCTGGTCATCCGGCTTGGGCAGCTTGGGGGCATGGCCGTAGGCGCTGAGGCGCCAGTGGCGGGATGCGGCCTTCGCGGCGGGCTGGGCAGCACCGTCAACGGCACCGGTCAGTGCATCGGCGAAGCCGGCGTCGACGGCCTCCTGGCCGGTGAACCAGGTCTCGGCCTCGCACCAGGTCTGCACCTGCTCGGCGGTGGCGCCGGTCTTGCGCACGTACTCGGCCATCATGGTCTGGTCGGCCTTGGCGAGCAGCTCGATGACCTGGGCCAGGTCGCGCTTGTTTCCCATGGCGAAGGTCCAGCTCTCGTGCACCATGAACTTGCTGTTGGCGGTGATCAGCACCTCGTCACAGGCGCTGGTGATGACGGTGGCTGCGCTGGCCGCCAGGCCCTCGACGTGGGCCACCACGTGGGCGGCCTGGTCGCGGATGGCCTGGCAGATGGCCTCGGCAGCGAACACATCGCCACCGCCGCAGTTGATGCGCAGGTGGATGCGCTCGGCCTCGATGGACCGCATGGCGGGCACGAAGTCCTGCGCGCACACGCCGCCCCACCACTCGGCCGTGACACGGTCACTGACGATGGGGTCGTACAGGTAGATCGTGGCCTCGCCCTGGGCAGCCGCGACGATGCGCTGCTCGATGGGCGTGAACGGGCCGCGGTTGTCAGCCAGCAGCTGGAGCAGGTTATTTCGGCGCATCGGCGCTCCCCTTGTTGATGGTGTTGCCGCCGTTGATGGGCGGCATGTTGTCGAGGCGGCGCACTTCGTCGGGCGACATCCAGCCAGGCTCGCCCGCGCGGCCCATGGCAATGCGGTAGGCCTCGTACCGGCTTTTCAGGTCGCCCTTGACCAGGTCGTCGGTGATGTGCTCGACGAAGAAGCGCTGGCGCACTGGCCACAGCTTGCGGTTGAACTCTTGCGCGATGGGCGTGAGGTGGCGCCGCAAGGTGTAGCGCACGAAGCCGATGCCCTGCTGCTCGATGCCGCTGCCCCAGCTGGTGGTCTTGTCGGTGTGGCCCACCATGTGCGGTGGCACCCCGAAGATGCGGCAGATTTCTTCGACGCTGAACAGGCGGGTGGCCAGGATCTCGGCGTCCTTCGGGTTGACGCTGAGCTGTGCGGGCTCCAGGCCGCCCGTGAGCAGCAGCGGGCCGCGGGTGTTGCCTTGCACGCGGGCGCGCAGCGAATCGCGCAGGTCGCCGAGCTGCTTGTCGTTAAGGGTTGCCGCGGTCTTGAGCGCGTAGTCGAAGGTAGCGCCCTGGCTGAAGAACCGGGCGTTGTACTGCTCGGCGGCCACGCTGATGCCGATGGCCTCACGCGCCGCGTAGGTGATGGGGCTGGGGCTGGTGAGGCCATCGAACCCAAGGCTTGGCAGGTGGATAACGTCGGAGGCGTCCAGCACCTCCTGCGGGCCCAGCTGGGGCTGGTGGCGGTAGTACAGCGTGCCGTCGGTCGACCGGAAGGGTTGCACTCGCATCGGGTGCATGGGCTCCCAGCCAATCACCCGGGTGCTGGCGTAGCCGGCGCGCAGCAGCTTTCCAAAGCCGTCGCCATAGAACAGCTTGCCGGAGACGATCTGCTCCCATGCGGTAGCGGCGGTGACGTCCTCATAGGCTTGCTCGTTGAGCATCCACCAGTAGTCGTGCTCGGCGCGCTTGCGGGACTGGCCATCGCGCTCGAAGATGGCGAAGGGCAGCGTGCTGATGGCCCCGGCCAGCAGAGAGACGCAGGCGTAGACGGTGGACACGCGCAGCGCCACATCGGCCGTGACGGGCACGCCGGCGGCCGTGACCTGCGCCAGGCCCAGCGTGGCCATCAGCTGCTCAGACGTCAGGCCGGTGGTGACGGTGTTCTGGGCGGCCGCGTTGATGGCCTGCGGATCGAAGCCGGCGCGCGCCAGGCCGCCATCACGCGCGGCCACCCAGGACATCAGGGTGCCGGCGGTGTGGCTGCGCCGGGTGAGGTCGAGCACTGCTGTCATGCGAGGTCCAGGGTGATGATCTGGGGCACAGGGTCTGCCTCCTGACCTGCGCCGGCCATAGCCCGGCCCACGGCGATGATGGCGGCCACGGCGGCGTCGATCTTCTTTTCGGCGCTGGCCTTGCGCGGGAAGATGTTCTCGTTGCGGTCGGGCTCGACCTCGACGTTGCTGAACATCCAGATGGTGGCCAGGTTGCCGTCGTGGTGGAAGCGGCCGTCCTCGATGAGGGCGTTGATCTCCTTCATCGGCTCGGACAGGTGGCGCACGGTCATCGGCACATCAACCACCGTGAAGCCCTCGGCCTGCAGCTGGGGCGCGATCTCGCGCGCGCCCCAGTTGTCCATGCCGATCTCGGCAATCACATGCAGGTCGGCGTCGGCCACGATGTCGTCGGCGATGTAGCCGAGGTCGATCATGTTGCCGGGGGTCTCCACGAGCATGCCCTGGTTGACCCAGGCCTGGTAGTGCCCGTTTTCAGGCCGCTGCACACACGCGGCAGGCAGGTAGTGCCGGCTGAACAGGTAGTAGTGCAGCCGGCCGTCATCCTCTACCCGCCTGGTCACCTTCATCTTGCTGGCGATGTCGATCTTGCTGGCCAGGTCGGTGCCGATGTAGAAGGTGTCGCCCCGGAAGTCGTCGGGGCGCAACGTGGGGTCGCCGCAGGCCTGCAGCTTGGCGATGTCCACCCAGGGGCTGGCGGCGGCCACCCAGATGTTCAAGTGCTTGGTCTTGAAGACGTTGCGCTTGCGCGGGTCGCTGATGGCATCGCGCAGCTGGGCCTCCAGGAACTCGGCGTTGATGGACACGCCGAAGTTGGGGTTGGCCTTGATCATGGTGGCCATGTCGAGCCAGTCGTCTTCGGCGTCAGCCGTGAAGATGATGCCGAAGCGGCCGTCGTTCTCGATGACGCCTTCGAGCACCTTCTGCAGCTCGACCTGGTGCACGTAGCACGGCCCGCCGATGTTGGAGCCGGCCGTGGTGATGACCAGCAGCAAGGGCTGGCTGCGGGCGCCCATGCCGGTGGCCATGGTGTCGTACAGCTCGGCGCTGTTGTGCTCGTGGTACTCGTCGACGATGGCACAGCTGGGCGAGGCGCCGTCTCCGGGCTTGCCGATGACGGGCTCAAACTTGCTGTTGGTCTCGGTGACGGCCAGGTTGGAGGCGTTGGCCGTGATGCCGTAGTAGGAGCGGAACTCACTGTTCACGCGGGTCATCCGCAGCGCCGGCTCGAACACCTCCATGGCCTGCTTGAGGCTGGTGGCGCCGCTGTAGACCTCGGCGCCGTGCTCACCATCGCCCACGAGCATGAACAGGCCGATCACCGATGCCAGCGCGCTCTTGCCGTTCTTGCGCGGCACGTAGATGTCTGCCGTGCGGAACCGGCGGCGGCCGGTGATGGTGTTGATCCAGCCGAAGATGCTGACGAGGATGAACACCTGCCAGGGCTCCAGCCGCAGGCGCTCGCCCCGAGCCGCCCAGTCGCCCTTGGTGTGGGGCATGAGCTCGGCGAACTTGCACACACGATCGGCCGGCCGGTAGGCCTTGCCCGTCCTGGTGTCGACCCGCTCGGGGTTGAACTGGTAGCGCCAGCCGGCTGCAGCCTTGACCAGGTCGTTGAGGTGGCGCTGGCAGGCCAGGCGCGCCCACTTGCAGGCAGGGATGCGGCCGGCCACCACATCTTCAGCGTACTGGGTGGCGATGGCGGCGTAGTCTTTGCTCACGTCACACGTCCCCGAATCCGCCGGCGCTGTCGCCGTCGTCGTCGTCGCCCATGCCGGGCAGCATGGCCTGGCGGTTGGTGCTCAGCGAGACCTTGCCGCGGGCATCGGGCCGCATGCCGAAGCTCTCCAGGTAGCGGTGCACCTGCTCCATCGCCTTGTTGGCGATCACCCAGTGGGGCGAGTAGGTGGTGTGGCCGTTCGGCGTGGGCACGGTGATGCCGTCGCCGCCCAGGTAGGGCAGGCCCTTGGCCTCGGCCTCCTTCATGGCCAGGGCGGCCGCCTTCTGGGAGCGGGCCAGCATCTGCTCAGCCCACACCCAGCGGGCCCAGGCCTGGCAGTACAGCGCCAGGGCCGAGCGGTCGATCTTGCTGATCAGGCCGTAGCGCTCCAGCAGCGGGGTGATGTACTTCCACTCCTTCTTCGCCTCGGCCAGCAGATGCGGCGGGCAGTTCGGGATCTCGACCTGGGGCTGGAAGCCGCCGAGCAGTTCGTGCAGCGGCTTCTTCGACGCATTGCCGCGCAGCTGGTGCACGTTGGCGGGCAACGGCTTGGGACCACGCGCGCCCATCAGGTGCCCCCTTCCGCCATGCCGGGGGTACCCCCCCCCACCGAAACCCCCGACCGAGAAAATTTGAC